TGAGTTTGCTCCGCTTCCGCCATAAGCTTTTTAGTTTCAGTACGAGTCTTGATAACATCGACTGCTCCTTTAGCTACGGTGCCGAGCAAACTCCAAATCATGTGTGATTAAATATATTGAGCAGCTATCCAACCGATCGCTAGACCGATTACAAGCCATTTTTTCTTTGGATGTTTATCCCAAAGATCCTTAATCCATTTTTTCATTAGAATACCCCCTTGAATGGTTTCTTTTTTACCTGAACTGCTTTTTGTCCCTGAGTATTGGACTTTGCAGGGTCAGCCGGTTTTGTTTTTAAAGGAACATTACCGTCTGGTGTTAACTTCATTGGTGTGGACTGCGTTAGTTTCATGGCGGTTAGTGTATTGTATAATTTCCATTAATCAAGCTATAATCTGGAAATTTCGCAAGCCTTTCAATCGCTTTTTTTGTGTCTCTGTGCCCTAATTGACTGGTCATAACACGTTTTCCTACACCTAACAAAGCGCTAGAAATAGTAATACTGTCATATCCTTGCATCACCATCAAAGAAACTATTTTTTCAATGTCTTGAATAACTATTTCAATAGCTTCTTCATCTACGGCTTCATCATTTTCGTTTTTTAGTGACATTTTTGATCTCATCCTTTTTTTTCTTAGTAATGTGTCCACCTTTACTTGCGTATCGAGGAACTGCGGTACCACCCTTTAATACTTGAGCTATTTCAGCACGAATTTGATTAGCATCTACGCCTTTTTTCTTCGCTAACAGCTTCATGATTGCTTTTCTCTGCTCAGCAGTGAGTTTTTTAGGCATTCGGGCCACGGTTTGCTCCTCTCGCTTTTGCCATAGTGGTCTGTGCTCTTAAATCTGCAATATCTTGCTGTGTTTGAACACGTTTATCAGTCTGTTCTTCTTGAGATTTGATTCTTTCACGGTCAATATCAAACTTTTCTTCCTGTTCTTTTTGTCTAATCTGTTGATCGTTTAATTTTAAGAGTAAATCTTGTTGTTTTAGGTCAATCAAAGGATCGGACTCCCCTGTTTTTTCTAAATATTCTTGCTCTTCAGCGACTGCGTCGTTTGTCATTGATGCAATTACTTCTGAAATCTCTTTTTCGTTCTGTGCTTGGAACTGTTGTAGTAGTTCTGGTGGTATTTGACCGCCAAATTGTTGTGCTTGCTCTTGAATAGCAGGAGCATTTTTCGCTTCTACTTGTTCTCTTGCCATTAATGCCATGTGCTCTGACACGTGTGCTTGTAATGCTGTTAACACAGGTAAATTATTTTTAATCAAAAAGGAACTCATGAAGGCTCTGTGCGCATCAATGTGTGCCTGATGATTCTGCCCCGGGAATACCTGCATTGGTTGACCTGTTAAGCTCGCCGCATTTTCTATACCCGGATCTTTAGGGGTGGGCTCCTGTGGTGGGGGTAGTATTAGTTCAATATTCTGCACACCCAACGCTTCATACATTCTTCTGTATGCTTCATATAAATTATGAATTTGTGGATTAGATTGTGCTAATTGTAATTCTGTTTGTGCCAACGTAATACGCTGTGCCATCGAAAAGATATTAGGATCTGATACAGGAATGACATCAACTCTATCGTCGAAGTCTTGCATCTTAATCATACGATTACCGCCAGCTACATTGTACGGATATTCTGGTGGTAGATACTCTCCAAATACTCTTGCCAGTATTTTAAACTCTTTTTTCTGTGCGTGATGTAATCTCTTTTGAATAGCAGACATGACTCTGGCACCACGCTCCATGATTGCCATGGTGGTACCAACAGGATTGGCTTGTGAACCTTCTCCTAATTTTTGATCCGCTATTGCTGCAAATCGTGTTCCTGCTTCCACACAAAATCCCAGTAACTGCATGAGCACTTGGTCAGGACCTTTGTACGGTAGAGGTAATAATCCTTCTCTAAGACTTCCACCCGGTGCATCAACATCTCTAAACTCACCCGGTTTTAGGGGAGAGTCATCATCACGAATCCGTAGCCCTCTTGCCTTAAAGCCGGCAGGCAAGTTTGAAAGTGTACCAGCATCTAGTAATTGTCGTAGGGCTGCCGTGGCAGTTCTAGATAGACCGCCAATCATATGTATCAATCCAAAGCCATAGAATCCTAAACCCGGTAAAAATTTGTAGTGAACAAAGTATTCTACTTTTCTCTTTAACGGATCATCTTCTCTGTAGTTTCTTCTGATTGATAAAACCTCTGAGGAGTTCTCATCGATTGTAATTGTATAGGGCAACATAATGCCGGTAGGCTCACCATCCATGCCTTTGTCTTCAAAACCTTGAATATCACATATCACATGGAACTCTATGAGATTGAAAATATCGTCATCATTTTCTTCAGGGTGTGTCCCTTCAAGGTCGTTGTATTTTTGTTGGATTTGATCTTGTTCTTCTTGTCCTGCTTTTAAAGATATATCGCGGTAGAAACCCATGACTTGTTTCTTGCGTAAATCATTGGCTGTGACACGCACACGTTGTCCAATCATCTCTGCTGTTTCAAGATCCGTGGTCTCATACGGAATGACTAAATCTTCTGCGGGCACAAAACGCGATACTGCTCTTCCAAGAGAACCGTCGTAGTAAACTTTTTTAAAGGTCGATCCTGCGAGAGGTAGATGAAATAACATCTGATCCATCTCTTGATCATACTCTTCCATGGTATTGGTAATTTCATAGTTCATGAAATCTTTGACACGTTCGGCTTGTGCCATCACATCCGGTGTTTGATCACCGACTACTTGTGTGTGTACAGGACCACCCGCGGGTAACATTTCTTTATACGCATGTGCTTGAAACTGTGTAACGGATTCGGCTAATAAAGGGTGGGTCACGCCACTCGCACCTTGGAACGGTTGAGAGCGTTCGTTGTACTTAAATCCTAAAAGATCTAATCCTTTGACATAACCATCTTCCCAATCTTTACGAGAGTCTTTGGCATTTTCATAATCGCCGAGTAACTTGTTGGATATACGCTGGAGTTCGGACTCATCAACGGCTTCCGCTAGATTGTCATAGAAATCTACTTCCGGTGCTTCTTCTTCAGGATTGATGATTGCAGAACCATCGTCCATCATTTCGACTGTTGATTCTTGTTCCGTGGTTCCCGGACCAAGGACCTCGGTAATATCCTTCTCTTCGATATCTAGTTCGCCTGCTTCGCCTGTGATTCTTTTATCAATTGCCATTATTCTGTAATTACCTTCATTTTGTTTTGTTCTTCAATTTGTGACATAATTCCTTCTTTCATGTTTCCTTCGTCGTCATATAGTGTTGCTGCTTCTAACTCAGACGGCATCATTGCTCCGGCAAAACCTAGAGCTTTGCCTGTGATAAACTGAGCAAGGGCCGTGGTTCCTGCTACTTTAGGAAAAAACTTTAAAATCTGATCTTCGATGAATTTATATTTTTTCTTTGTTGGGTTTCTACCATACTTATCGTTGGCATCTAATCGAACTTCTTCTAGTTTTTGAAATGTATTGTTTCTTAAATCAGCCCCCGGTTGACCTTTGACAGTTCCTGTGATTTCTTCAACGAGAGGCTTACCAAACTTACTTTGAGCCATGTTCACAGAAATATAAAGCGGTTTCTTTTTTGATTTTAAAATTTTATTTAATTCATCAGTTGCTTCATCGGACATTGGTGCAATTCCCTTTTTTTTTAAAAAAGCGTTCCACTTTCCTTTAGCTCCTCTTATCTTCCCTGTCTTTTCATCTTTTTTTGTAAAATCAGCGTCCATTAAAAAATCTTCAAATACTCTGTCACCATAGGTGGAAGGAGTCTTAATTGTTTTTTTAAGAACCTCGCCTCCCGGAGCAAGATACATGATTCCGCCATCGGCTGCTTTTCTTGGTGACATCAAATTAAATAGTTCACCTTCATATTCTCTAATCTTATCCAAATCTGGATTGTCTGACATTCTTTCCGCTTCTAATAAATTCATCAATGTTCCAATTCGATCATCTCGAGCCATCATTACACCTTCGGGTTTTGTATTGTTGATTCCTCTTGAAATCATATCCATGAATGTATTACCTGTAGCCATTAGATTTTTATAACATTAATAATATCGATTTTCATCATTAAAAACATCTTCTTGAGGAGGGTCATCATAATCATCCTCGAGAGTCACAAAGTTACCTTGTCTGAATCGCATCACTGCT